GTGATTCTTCCAATTGGCCATAATTAACTTCATTCATTTACTAATTACTGGATGGTAACTTAACATGCTGGCTCTTCCCCTTGGGCACTTGTCGGCAATTACTTCCGCAAGTCTTTCACTTTCTCCAACACTATACATTACCACACAAAACTTTCAACTAATTAATCTATAGTCTGCTATAACCTTCTCTATCTATTATAGCAGCAAGACATCCATTCTGATAGAGAGTGCCTTATCCCGACTTTCCTGCGAGGGGTTACCACCAGGTGCCGACATAAGGTTCATTCTCTTATATTTCTGAGGTGTCTTCAGTAAAGGGCTCATCCATCTTCTTAAGAAGGCTGATGTCCTCTGCAGTCAACTCTCTAATCTTATTTTGCTGCACACGGCTTTTGGGCGCTGCAACACTTATATTATCATTTTCTCCTTGTCCGTTCTTCTGACCACGCTGACGCTGTGGTTTTGGACTCATATTCATCGTACCATCCTGTTGTTGGTATGCATTCAAATTCTCATTCAACACCTTCATTATGGTCTCAAAACCTGAAAGTGTACTATCAAATCTAATTGCGCCATTATAGCGCAATTCATAAACATCCTTCTGGGGCTCGTCAAGATTCCCAGACAAATTCTGCACTTTGGCCAACTCTAATCTTGATCCAAAGAAAAACGCACCAGCTGTGGGTGCGAGTTCTGCAAGAATGGGGAACTGTGGATCACTAGTTCCAAGTTTTAACATTTCTCCACCACCAAAATTCTGATTGGGGCCTCTCTTCCCAAAACACTGCTGAACAGTGCATTGTTTATTGGGGCTCCTCTTCTGGCGGGGTTTATTCAAAATTTTCTGTCTGATTTCTTTGGCAGTCTGCTTAGTTACTTGCTGTGGCTTAGCGGCATCCTTGCCAAGTTTAGCCAGAACAAGACTAGCAATTTGATCAGCCATATCAGGTGTTACACCAGAGGTAGGGGTTCTATTGCCAGAATTGGCTCTACTGCGCGATCCTGCACTAGAGGCTCTACTGGATGCGCGTGAAGTAGATCTGGAATTAGGAGCAGACCTTCCTGAGCCTTCAATATAGTAACCCTGAGGGAGTACCGTGCCAGGCGGAAACCTAGTCGGAATAGCCTCATCGCTACTTGGGTCCCGATCGAGAATGTCAGCCGGGGTATTGACATCAGCCTGGTTACTAGCGACCCAGTAGACTCCGTCAATGTCGGTGCCATACTGGTCTTTGGCATGCGGTCCTGTTCCAAGATAGTAAAAATACCATCGTGGTAGCAATTGACGCTGGTTGCCATCGGCTGTTTTAAAGGAACGTCGGTTGTGTCTGTACCAGTACCCCTTAGCTTCAGTAGCTGGGACTCCTGGTGCAATAGGCACACCTTGTCCCTCTGCAAATTCAAACTCCTTTCCCTTTTGAAACTGAGTAATTCCAGAGAACCAAGAATAGTAGGGTACAACATTCCCTCCTGATGGTTGCTGAGAAGTAGCAGTTTGCTTGGGTTGAGCTCTTCTACCCCTGGTTTGAACATTTCTAGATTGGTCGGACTGATCGGCCCACTTAAGGATGCCATTACCAGAACGATTTCCAGAGGACGCTCTACTACTGGATTGCTTACCAGGAGTAAAAGACATCCTTAAAGTTTAGATATTATTTCTCAACAATGCGGTGTCCAAGCCAGAACCCTTTTGGGTTGATGGCAGTCGGTAATTACCGACTTTGGACTTAACATAAACAGCAAAACCACTAGTATCGCCTATCTTGTCAAGAAAACCACGCTTATACGTGAGCAGGTGCGAGACCTTAGCAACAGTCACATAAGCTGGCAAATCTGACAAAGAATAGCCAGTACCTAGTTTTATACCTTGCATGTAAAGATGACCACGTATTATTGTGACCGTAAGGGTATGGTAGTCCTCAATTATCGGCCTAACATACATCCTTCCCTTCATATCTATACACATCAAGTTGTTTGTTTCTGGGTTGAAACTCCACCAACTTCCAGTTCTAATAAACAACCTGATACTATTCACAAAATACACAATCCACATAATAATGGCCACTATAGTAAAAACTATAGAGAAGCCAAGATACACATTATTCAACGCATACACGCAATTGAAAATAGTTAAGATGATAGTAAGGGGCCACATAAGCCACAAAATGACCATCTTAATAACATAAACAAACATACTGCGACTTGTATATCCAAATTGCAATATGACTGTAATAAAAAGTAGTATAATACCCAAAGAAAAGTTCCATTCCTTTAGGAATTTAATAGCTTCATCAGCAGTCCAGGTGTAAACTGGTGCTGGTGTAGTTACACTACTCATAATGTTTGGATTAACTAAACGTCATCCACATCAAGAACTGGTGGTTTTACATCATTGTAAAACTCATAAAACTGCCTACCTCTATTAAACACATAAATAGAAGGGGACAGTACTAAGGTATTACACATACCGCAAAGTTGAATACACAATTTAAAAGTTGCCAAAAATGCCACTACAACTATTATAACCAATAAACAAATGGCAACTATAAAAATTATTTGCCCCACATACCACACAGTGTCTGCAAAATAAGCATCAGCCATAAACATTTAACTCCTGTCTACGCCAGGTAATAAAGTCAACAGCTAAGAAAACCAGTTTGTTGACAGCCTCCTCTACAGTATTAGCGAATGCTGTAAAACCAGTTATTACTCCAAAATATTTATCATAATGTTTGGATTTGCCATAAAGAGTGAGTGTAGCACAAAAGCTACCTTGATTACGGCACCAAGCATGACTAGGAACTCTACAATATCCTACTTTAGGAAATTTATAGTTAAATTTAAAACAAGCATCTTCTAATTCTGAGACATTAAAACCGTTAGTATAACGGAGATATTTAATCTCAGGTTTCCAGATGTCCATTACTAGGGCGTGGCCTTAAAAACTTTGGCAATAATGCTTAAAGTTATAAGGTCTACCTAAATTATAATATGGTTTGGAACTAGTACCATGAAAAACAGGTAAAACCAGTGGTGCTAGTGTCAATACCTATAGAAACGCCTAAATAAACTGTTGTAAGAACAGTAATAGGCATAATGTTAGTATAATCTGCACCTTCAATGGTTGTAGCCATTGGCATTGCAGGTTTACTAGTTATATAAGACACAGTACCCACTAAACAGCAGGCATTGTGGTAGCTATTATAATATGCTCGACCTAAATGGGTCTTATAATTAGATTCACATGATTGGAGGGATGTAATATATCGTCAGGAGTCAATAAATCAAAGACGAACTTAGTCTTCATGTGATGTTTTAATTACTAACTCCTGGTGTCCAGTATAATCATCACAACAACCACCACATTTCTTAAAACAACTAGTCCCACATCCTGTACAACAGCATATGAAGAATAGTAAAACAAGCATAGCTACACCAGCAAAGCCAATTAAAAGCCATACATACCAAGGCCATTTTACATAATACTCATATGTACCAATGTCCTTGAGATTGATGTAGCTCTGATTTAAAACTTTTATTGCCTCCTGTAACCTATTCATTTCATCTTGTAGGTCCAAGAATGTAACATTTATATAATCAAGTGACAAATCTGGTGCCACTGATGTTTGGTTTTTAAACCATTGATCCAACTCTTCCTTAAAATAAGGGAGGTTGGGTGTTGAAATGTTCAGCATTACATCCGGCGCTTTAGTATAATTAACAGCACAGGTACTCATAACAACAACATTATTTCCAGTTATAGGTTCAGGGTAGTAATAACCACTACCAGTGAACATCCAAGTATTATTTACATTAACAAAATAACCACTCTTAGGGGCTATACCTCTATCACCAGCAATGCACAGGCCGGGACTAACCTTCGCAGTGACATACTTAGTAGGGACATAGCTAAAGTGGATAAAATACAAACCATATGGAGCATTCTGCACTAATGATATAATATGATTACCATTACCACAAAAATTTATCCTAGATGATTGGCTTTTGACACATTCATTAACCTTCTCCATAGCTTGTGCTGCACTAAACTTTACTAGTGTAGAGTCACTAAGCTGTTGAGAAACATAAGCATTAAGAGCGGTAAGACGCCCATTAATAAGTCTGTCTATCTGAGCTTGCGCTTCAAGAGCATCCAGTCTAGATAGAATTTCTTGTAAAGAAGAACTTATAGCACCAAATCTATTAGAGAGTTGTTGCAATAAGTTATTAAGAGCTTCAGCATTTGCATTAACAACAGCTTGAATTTTAACTAAAGCAGAATTGGTAGCATCAAACCCTTCCTGAATAGCACCAAGAGCATTGTTAAATGCATTAGCAATAAGCTTTTGATTTTGACTTAACACATCCATGGTAACACCAATACCATTAATACGATACTGAACGTTTAAATAGAATGGTACACCTGCTGCTGCTGACCATGGAGGAAACAGGCTAGCAGAAGTGGCAGCCAAAGTGTATCCACTGATCTGATTTTCCGAGAGCAGTGGAGGCAACACCTTGATACCATTATAACTTTGCACACAAATGAGGTCCCTAATTTCGGCACCTCCAGTACAATTATTATAAGCCTCAACGAAACCGACATCAGATAACTTTACTTTAGAAAAAAGTAAGTCCTCTATAGCAGATCTACTGGAAACTTTATTGCAATCGCTTCCTAAACAACCTAATACAGGGGAAAAATTGATGTCGTCTACATTGAAATTAACGCCATCTTTAAGCTTAGTGCTAAGAGTGACACCATTCATTAAACTATTAGCTACTTGCAACTGTGTAGTGTCAAGTAGTTCATTTACTTCTGTGAGTATAGCATTAATATTGTCACAGAAGCTACCATATTCAACCAACTGTGATTTACATGCTGCATAATCACCACAGACAAAAGCAGAACAATCAATAGTAACTTTAGGAGAGCTTGTTTGAATAAACTCCTCCATATTACCTATAGTAAACTCTGAAGGTATTTGAATTTCATACAAACCACCTACAGGTTCTAAACTATCATTTACTGAATTAACAGTAAATGGCTCAAAATTAGTAAACCGATAACCAGTGGTAATCGATCTACGACTTCGTCTTTTTGTAGAGTAATCCACACAGTAACCACTACCTACTGTGAGATCACATGTTTGAACAACACTAGAAGTACTATTATCAGCATTGACAACACAACCAAGATAGCTATCAAAATAGTTAATAGGTTGCAGCTGTCGTGAAAGAGTGTTATTAAAAACGTAATTGCATTTGATATTCCGAAATAGCAATGCTGGTTCGGAAGAGTTAGCATGAAAGGCCGCTGAAACACGACCACTATAGCAACTACGAATCATAAAAGTTCTATTTGTTAAGTAGTCTCTAAAACCATAGAGATTACCATTAGAATCATATAAAAGGTTCTGCCAACTATTATAATAAGTCGCATTAACCTCAACAAAAATACCTTGGCCAGTAATACCATAAAGATCATAATTAACACAAACACCAAGAATTATGTCTGTGTTTGATTTTTGTAAATCAGTAGAACAAGTAGTACCACTATTAACATCATGCAAAATAAAATTAGCAAAAATATTACACCTATCCCCTTGTAAACAAGAGTCAACAGACCAACCCAAAAATGCTTGTGGTTGGCAAGTACAAGGATTACCTCCACAATGATCACTTTTAATAGCAAGACCCGAACAGTGCTCACCTATGCCAACTAAATATTTAGTTTGGGGGCACTTGTAAGGCCCTGTAGCTTTAGATGTAATGGGGTCTGGGGTGCACAAACAATCACATTGGGCAGCATTATGGCAAGTTAAATAATTAGTACCTGCAGGACAAGTGCCTATGCCACTAGTTTTATAACCAGCATCTATACCAGGACCATTACCTACACACAAAGACCCATCCAATTTACACGGACAGAAATTTGTGGAAGCTTTAAAACAATGTTGTGCATAAACAACATCATGATCAGTAAAAACACCTGCAGGTTGAGGCTTAAAAACAGATTGTTCTGTAAAACCAAATCTCCTATTCCAAGTAGAAGGATTAAACCTGCTAACAGAAACATTAGCAGCAGGTAAATTATAATACAACTGACAACTTGTAGCAGTAGTATCAATTCTATAATTAAAAGACTGCAAATAGCCCAAATTACCCAATTGTAGGTCAACCTTCCTACCATTGGGTATTGCAAACTTATCTATAGTTATGCTGGAAAAACACATACCATATATCTTAGCAGCATCAATATTATTACAAGTAAATGAGTATGCCTGAATAAAAGACATCAGGCTGCTCATATTAAAATTACAATTTGAAAAGGTCTTACGTTCCCAATTTAATGGAGAGGGCACCGACTTATCATTAAGCCAAGCCTCAATATTGCAATCGGGAAGATTAGGTATACGTCGGTAAACATCTGCAATTGGCTGAACAGTGTAACCGTTTAATTCATAAACACCAGTAGATGGTGCTATAGATAGTGTTTTACACTTAATCTCACTCATAAAATCACTCTTACAATCAACAGCATTAAAAATAACACCATCTTGATTGAAAGCTAGTAGATATTGTTTAGAAGTGAGGGGTGTAACCCAATATTCTAAAGTCAGAGCACTATTACAAGTCAAAGGCATGACATAATAATGTGAGAGCACCGTGCCTAAATAAACATTAAACAGAAACTTAGTAACAACACCAGTGTCTGTAAAATATGCATAAAAAGTACCACCTTCTTGATAAAAATGGAAATACAAATAATCAGCATTCACATCGTATGTGAAATTACGCTTATATAAACAGGAAACAACACCTGTATCCCAATGCCATAGTTCTACGCGTTGATTACCCAGATTAGGATTACAAATCGTATTTGGGTACTCGCACATAGTATACTGGCAAACAGAGATCTCTAAGAAACCTTGTAATTTATTACCCAAAATGGTAGTATGTGGTTGTACTACCACACTATAAGATGTATTTACAAAAGTACTACCTATAGTTATAGCAGGAAACTCACTATACATTACACCATCTTTAATAACCTTGGTATTTTTGACCTTAGCAAAAATACCATTAGTAAAATCAGAAAGAAAAGGTGGTTTAAACCACAGTGTGCTCAATAGTAAAGTTCCCTTCAGTGCCATATTACGATATGTAGAACCTGAAGTAGGGTAGTAACCATTAAGCAACAACGTAGTATTTAAATACACACGATCTAAAACATAATAAGTACCTAAACCATTAGTAACATCGACAGTATCAGTGCTAATAGAAGGAACACCAGTGTCAACATCATTAATGGAAACTGTAGTACACTTTAAATCTCCTATAACAGCAAAAGCCGTTGGTAAGGAAATTAAAAGTATCAAAAACATGTTTAGATTATGGTCTAAGCATCATGCAGCCTAGTACCATTATCCACCATAAAATATAACAACAAAACTACAATAATTATGACCGCAACACCCAAAAGAATGCCAAGCAAAATAATTGGTAGCGGATCATACACACAAATAGGTACATCAGGGGTATTAATATCAGCAGCAGTAGGGCATCTGCCATAGGGGTAGAGAGGCCAGACACTGCTAACATTATCATACCTAAAAACACCTTGCTGCGAAAAACAAGGTGAGTCATATAACAAACCACTGAGTATGCTAGTAAAACCAGCATCCCCATGATTGATATCATAAACACCAACATAATTGGTAGTAGAATTACGAAAATAACAGTACGGGGGTTGACAAGCAACTGCCGTCATGTTATCAGACTGCCTGGCATTGTTCCACCGCGAATCAACAACCTGTACAGGCGTAAAATCCTTACGCTTATTAAGACAGATTGCTTTAGTAGGAACAGTTAACAATAGCTCATTTGAAATGGCTAAATAATTACCAGAGGGTAGAACTAAATAATGACAATTAAAGTCAAAACCAGTGGTAATGGTTTCAGTAGAATTGAGACCATAAATAACACCAGTGTCTTTATTAAAATAATATTGACTATCATCATAATACTTTGTATTCGACAAAAACTTGCCGTTGAAAATACAAAGTGGTACGATATACTCGTCACAACCTGACAAATAAAAATCAGCTTCAACCTTATAATAATAATCCCCAAAATTAGCTTCACGAGCTATATATGCAGGGTTATTAAGAACTAAACTACCAGATTTACAAAGGGCTGTAGATTGTGCAGAGCCATTATAAACATATGGTACATTAACAAAAGTAAGGCTGCGATACACAGCCATATTCTTATAAACCTGAGTGTAAAACAAGCCTTTATTCTGCATCCAAATATCATTACTACCAGAAGTGGTGCATTTAAAGGCATGATAAGGCGTAAAATTAACACCCTCATAGAAAATAATTTGTTGACCTTCGCCTGTGTAATTATAAAAATCGGTAAAGTGAAAACTCCTAAAAATGGAGTTGCCAGCTTTAGATGATATTTTACCAGAACCACACAAGGCAGGATTAAGGTCCATATAAGAATAATTACGGGGGTTGGTAGTAACAACATGATTACAATCTGAACGACTGTCACCAAATAAAAACCAATCTCCATTTAAATGCGAAACAACATTGGTAGGAGGGTTGTCAAAACCTAGGCTACCAATTATGCAGCTAACTAGAACAAATCTAGGAAGCAAAAACATTTTCACTGAGTTTAGTCTTCTTCAACTGAAGATTCATAAAACCCCAAACAATTACAATCTAAATTTTGACAAGACTTACGGAAATAAGAACTTTTCCTGTAGACATGTCGAAAGAACCAAGAATTGTTTTCATAATGGTACGATAGCTTAAACCAAGCATCATCATCATTCTCGGGAAGGTCACCTTCTTCTAGCTCTTTACGCACCACTTCTAAACAACAATAACCCATAATCATAGCTAGCTTATCAGTGGGTGGATTATATTCAAAACGAATTCCCATCCAGTGGCTAGCTATGGTTTCATAAAAACCATCTTTCCTTTCAGCACCAAGCTTAACTATTTCAAGTCTAGCCGGTGATGAGGGATTGATAGTGATTTTATAGTTGAATTGCATGTTGTTTATAAAATCAACATTTTCCTTAATGGAAAGTGCAGCATCAGTGAGTTGGGCTATGGTGCAATGTCCAATCCACTTCCTGGATTGGTCAGCAACACAACCTTTATCACGAATGTAATTAACTAAATCATCATGCAATTCTTCTACACCTTTAACATCTAAAACTATGCATCTTCCTAGGATATGGGGGTTTTCAAATTTAATCTGAAAGCCCTCACCCCAATGCATATCATCAATAACTTCTTGAATAGCAACATCAACACTTCTGTAGTCTTCAGGCTGAATATCCAGCATAGCAAGACTAATGTGAGGCGCTGTTTGTATTTTACAATCCACTCCTTCATCGAGAAGTTGAAATTGTAAACCTTTATAATTTAACACAAAGCCCTGAAACTGGGTAAGTGGAAAATTGATAAAGTGATTAGGCTTGTCTGCATAAGCGACTGCCATTCTTAAAGTTTAGATTACATTAACCAAACTGTCACCAACAAAAACTTCTTTATTTGTATCTCTAACAAGTAGTTTACCCTTTTCAAGAAGGGAATAAACCATATCATTAATCTGGTCTGCTCTTAAATTTATTACGGCAGTACCAGCCAACTTAAGCGGGAATTTAGCCATGTCAAACAGGCTATAAGCACCCCCGTTCCAAACTGTGGAATTTCTCCAAAACAAATAATTGGCATGCATAACATTTCCATCTATCTCAACCTTGGGCTTACCCAAATAATTTATGCCAATTAAAAACCCTTCACTAGAAGAAGCGTTTGCATTTGTGCAGAAAACCGTCCAAAATGCAAAATACCCCATTAACTTATATAATTCTGCATTCCAAGAAAACTCTGTTATTTTTATAGCAACACTGCCACCCAGAGCTAACTTGTCGCGAATCATATGACAAATGTATGTAAAGAAACCATCTTTACTTACATTGTACTCCCCTATGTTCTTAGTAATAGGGTCATACATATCAGAAATTATCAAATCCCATTGACAATCAAAGGGTAAGGTTATACAATCCCCAAAATATGTAGCGACACTGTCACTCACAAATGGGTATAAATCATTATCTACAAGAATAGTACCAGCAGGCAACCACTGCCTAAGAACTGCAGAACCCGGTGCTACTCCTTTTTCTGAACCTGCACCTAAATGCAAAACTCGCATATTAACAGGTACAGCTAATGTTGTAGTATTCAGATATTGACATAACTGAGTATACTTAGCAACATTCATCATACAGCCTGTAGGCAAAGTAACCGGCTTCCCATAATTCCAGAGACTAACTCTTTCCATTGGGGAATTCAAATACTTGTATAATACAGGCATAGAATAACCAGGCTTCCAGTCAGATGCAGCTTGCAAACGAGGATAGAAAGTCATAACTTTCTCATCGTTACACCAAAGCATGAACTGAAAATCTTTAAAATCAACATTAACGTTAACAACCTTACTCACACAGTTGAGATTAAGTGACTTAACAAGAGCCACAAAATCATCCAACAAAATATCTATAACAGTGCAAACACTCTTACTACCACCACTCTTCTCATCAGTGATAAAATAAGAGTGTATGCTGGAGTCGTATGAAACAAACTCCTGAATAACCAGATTGGAAGTTTGCTGTCTTCGGTACAAGCCTATTAACAAATGCAAACCACCAATAATCTTCTGGTTGAAATTACCATAAACAATGTGTTCAAAGGCATAGTCCTCCAAACCATACTTCTGAATAAACAAGTCTTGATCTAAAGCTATAAAATCTTTTTCCATATCAGTACGACATGTAAAAGAGCTAATAACACGGCTTTGTGTAAAGATAGTGGAGGTTGCCAGAGCATCATTACCACCGACATTACCGGGTTCATTACTCCCCAGATTACCTTGTGGGCTCTGGTTAGAGCTGACTCTCAGGCTGTCGAATTGGCTGAAGATGACATCCTGACCCTCTTTACGCACAGCAAAATAAAACACACAATCAGTGTCTCCAACCTTGTCCACCACTACGCCATTTAATTCAGCACGCGGTGGACCTTTTATCATCGAAAGACTCTTAACTTTTGTCGTGGAAATGTAAACGCCATTATTAGAGCGTTTAAAAGCTTCAAGAGCACCATTATCACGACCATCAAAAAGGACATTCAATTTATCAATGAACTTTAAATCTGTATACATGCAGACACCATAGGTATTACTGCAAAATATACTTTCTCTAGCATAATCCCAAATGACGTGCTTCCAACACACGTCTATATTCAAATTTCTAAAGAGCTTAAGCTCTGGATGGTGTCGAATACTGCGCTTGGCAAATAATTCAACAGCAACATTAGTAGGGTATGTTGTATTATTAATAAAAATGACAACATCCTCCTTATCGATCTTAGCCACGACTTTATCATTTATAATGGCACAAGGCATTTCACCAGCCTGTCCTGTATAATGACCAGTTTTGACTAAATTATATACAACGTTCTCCAAGCTTTGTAGCTTGGTGAACGTATTCCACAAATTATAAAAATCAAATGTCTTATAGACCCAAAAAGTAAAACCTGCTGTAGTAGCTGTATTGTAAGACTCTAGGTACTCACGATACTCTTCAGCATGTTTTAAACAAACTGCACCACCTAAATTGCATCTTGTGATGCAAGTGGCGGATTTCAAAGGTACATAATCAACCTGCTTAGCATCCATGCCATCCATATACACACAAGGCGTATCTGAATAATAGAAAAATGGCATAGGCTTCAAATGCTCAAAGGCTGCCCTAGAAAAGGGTTTAGTGTGGAATGCATGTTTATTAACATACAAACTACCTCCATTACAGCCAGGAAGATTTAAATTATTCAACACTCTCGTGTCAAATCTACATACAACTGCATTCGGTGGATACTTATCCACATTACAGTTCCAAAACATACACAAACCATCTTTAAAAGAGTCCTTATGTGCCTCAAAAGAATACAAAAGAGTCTTGACAGACTTAACAATTGGTTGGGCATCATAGAACTTAAAATCAAAATCTTTGACACAGGCAATCGCTTTTGGGTTGCCAATATCATAACACAAAGTATATCTGTTGCAGAGCATTGCAGCTTTAAGCATAACACGCTGCAAGACCCTACAAGAGGTATTAATACTTAACTCATTTGAAATAATGGGATACTCCACATTCCAATTAATATTATTGCAAAAACAATCATAAACGGCCAAACACCGTGTCATTATAGCATCAGATGAAGCAACATGTGCTCCTTTGTGGACACTACAATATAAATCATGATTACTTGATAAAGATCCAATATATCCCCACTGTTGAATATCAACAATAAGTGGATTATACAAGTAATCACATGTAACACTATGGCGCCAACAACCATAGTAACCAGTTCTAGAATTGTAAGCTGTGGCACGTTTAGTGCACACATTACAAGAGATCTCACGACCTACTTTTGCAAAGTATCGGAGACAAGTGAGCTCAAAGTTGGCTGCCCATGTAACTAGCACAACACAATCAGACAGATCAATTAAATGATCTGCAAACATTTGTACTATTCTAGGTCTAACAACATCCCAGCGCTGACCTCTCGTCATCAAAGGGATGAGATGCTTAAATTGTTCACCAGGAGGAGCTTTAGCCACAGCCTTTTTAAAGCTGTAACCATCTCTATCAGCAAACAAACCAGTGGCTTCCACAACAAAATCAATTCCTGTAGAAAACCCTAATTGAAGTGGGAAATTTGTCCCAATGCTATCACGCGTGGCATGAGCGCCTTCAGCATCAAAGCCAACCCAAGCACGCACGCGTTTAACAGCTTCTTCTTTAGTTATAAAAAGCTTACAATACCCATCAAGGGTGACATCAAGTTTAAAACCCATGAGTGATATTAATCTTGAATATGTAACAGCAGAATCTCCAATACCAAGACACACGGCTAAATCGCCAGTTGCCTTATATTTGTCATCTACTGCCAAAAATGAAGGAGCGTGAGCTGGGTGGTAACCACTATAACTCTTGCTACAATCTTTAAATAAATTGGTACTACATTGAACTCTCGTTTCAACGGCCTGTGGCACTTTATCTAAGGTCAATGTAGTAAACTGTAATGCTTCAAACAACTGCATATTACTCATAACACAAAGAATACCTTTCTTGGCTCGAGTAATAGCAACATTGAAGCGATTAACATTTACAGAATGCGCTGTTTCTGCAGTCTGTGAATATATAACATAATCATATTCAGAACCTTGAGCAGAATCCACGGTCTGGGTTTGCAAACCCAAAACACGCTTAGCTGCAAAGTTCTGGCTATTATATGGGCTAATAAAAACGGCTTTATGCCACAAAGGGTTAGCCTTCAAAAACTTATTAATCAAATAAATCTGCTGCATATTTACAGCACTAGAACTTTCATGTGTTGTAACGCCTTTATAATAGACCTTAAAACACAATGAACTACTTTCATTCTTAGCCTTAAGCTTATTTTCATAAACCAAGGCAGACACTGTATCAACAATTTCCTTAGGACATCTATAACATGTACCAAGAAAAATGTCTGGCCCTAAGCAACACATAAGCTTAGTAACAGTGTTAAAATATTTAGGTTCAAGTGTACCCTTGCTCAATAACACACGTGGTGCTGGCAATTGAGCAGGATCACCAATGTAAACATAATGCTTAGCACGAATACGAGCATTAATAACAGAAAGCTCATAATTGGTAAGCATACTAACTTCATCTACAACAACAATATCAGTCACCATCTCAGGTAATGCATTTATAGTAGTAAACACATACTTACGAGTGGTGTCATTAATTTTAAACTTATCATAGCACTCCACCCTGACCTTGGCAGGAACAATACGAGTGCAGTCATTTATATTCAAAAATTTGTATGCTTTTTCACACAATGCGTCAACAGCTGCATGGCTGGCCGCAGTGTATACTACACGTGCTGTACAATAATAAACAGCAAGACCAATAGCAAGATGTGACTTTCCTGTACCAGGAGGTCCTTGCACGGTGCAATAACGTTTCATACCAATGTGTTGATAATTAACGACATTGTTCTGAAACGTCTCAAGCACACTATAAACACTAGCGAATCTAATACTACTATAATTCTCCTGCGGCACCAGCGTAGGAGCACTTAAATTAGCTACTGAATGAGAGGTTAAAACAAAAACATCTCCAACAGATAGCTTATAAGTGGTTGTGGCGCGATAATACACACCATTAGTCAACTCACTCTTATCAAAAACATACTCACCTAAAACTGTCTTGCCATTTTTAGTAAAATGGTAGCCAGTAAAAACATAATTTTTATTAAGTGGTGGCTTCACTTTTCCAATCTCCCAAGAGAGGATCAATTCGCGCTCGCTAACAATCTCTTGTATTGTTGCTGATGCATAACTCTGCTTAAAGGCTTCCTCAGTCGCCTTTTGCGTTTCTGCAGCAAACAATTTCAAGCGCTCTGTACATTCATTAGCCAGTATGTAATCATCAACATCAGTCCATTTACAACTAGCTATACGATTAAAATCATCTATGTACGGAGATCCTGTACAAGATTGTTTATATAGACCAAAAACCATACCATTCATTACCAACTTAAACGAATATTGTGGCTTATGATCTTCACAATAATATGACATACCACCTAGATACAATTTGGTAACATCATTTACATCACATCCTGGTGCATTACACACATATGGTGAAACACTCAAAACATATTTATGATCAGTTGCCATAACATGATCGTAACAACACTTGCAGCAAAGAAGAGGCTTTCTGATGCAACTGCCACAACGTAATGATGTTTGAGAAGAGCAGACCACGCAAGCTCCAACACTCTGCATAACTGCACTTCTTAAATACATGTTCTTGTAAAAGGACTCATCAGTAAACTTTTGTCCATCACAAGTACTTAAAATAACACTGTAGCTATCCAAGATCTGATTACCCAGGTCATTGTACAACTTCTTTATATACTCCAAATAAACACGAAAAACCTTTTGGTATTCTTCATTTTCGTGGTACACAAGTGGATAAGCATCTATTGCAAGACTTACAAATCGTTCTATTAAAAGAACACTATCAGTCTTTAACAAATCATCTACAAAACATCCAGCTCCTAATATACGACTAGGATCAGGATATGGAAGATAGACATCGTCCCCATCCATCTTTACAAGCATTGTGTGTTGTGAACAGAATTCATGAGGTCCATTATTTATGTCATTTTCAACCCAACATTTGGATTCTGACATAAAAACGTTATTTTGATAATACAATACCTGTTGAAAGGCACTTATATTAGCAATATACCCTTTGGACGCATAGTCAGAATTATAACACACAACGCCATCATCACTCAAAATCATCATACTAAAATGCTTATTTAAAAATTCATAATATTCTGTGACAAAGGTTGAATCAACCATATCACTTCTATACACATGTGAGTATAAGCGCTTCTGAAGAGCACGTATACTCAAATCTTCAATCTTATTACCATTGCATGACATTAAAGCACATACATTGGCTGAAACAGCTTGACATATGTTAAAAACTGAATTAGCAAAAGCAGTAGTTGCATCACCACTACTAGTGCCACCAGGCTTAACATAATAACAGCCACCACACATAACAATTTCACTCAGAACTTGTGCGCATTCATTCGCAAGTCGATAAAACCTATCGCTTTGCGAACAACATGCCTCATGTTTTCGAGCCAAAACCAGACTACTAACAATACGTAGTATGTTTGGCATAGCACGATCACACTTAGGATAATCCCAACCCATAAGTACAGGATTATCAACATCTTTAATAAGGCGACGTAACATATCATCCCAGCCGCCATAAAATTTAGTGGTGCCTATAACAACAGGAACACCACGTGTAGCTGCTATACTTTTCAAACACTTTTGATGAAACATTCTGCCAGTCATAGTACTAAGTATGGAAACACCAGCGACAGTGCGGGCTCTATTCTTAGCACTAATAGCATATTTCAAATTCATTTGAGTAAGTGTTGGCAGGACATTGCGCTTAGTATAGGCGTAAATTTCATCCTGCTCCTCAAATGATAATGCTTCATAATAGAGCCTGGCTTTTCCAAATTTATTAAATGGATAGCCAGCACTCTTATCATAATTATTAACAATGACTTGTGATGCCGGTATACACCCACCATCATAAATCTCAAAATACTTATAAACAACTTCCAAAACAAACAACAACTGCTTAATGTCCACCATGGTGGGCAAATTGTACTTATAATAATTATAATCAGTGATAGCAGCATTACCATCCTGCGTAAAGAAAAAGTGCTTCAGATCAACTGAACTACCCTCTTTAAGCAGGCCCTTACTTAAAATAAAATCATAAAAATCCTGATTAAAATTACCAGGTTTAACTGTTTGAAATTTTACACCGCTTGTTATAGCCGCAACACTAAAACAGCAAGTGCGTAAATCATACAATGCACTAGCAGAAGCTACATGCAAAGCTGGATCAGCAGCATATAAAAGCAAGTCTTTTAAAGACAAGCGATAACGATGTGTATCCACATCCATATTCATCACAATACCAAGTTCTTTATAATGGTATCCAATTGAAACAACAAAAGGAACACCATCCACAAAAATTTGCCTAACAAGAGGCCCAAAACATGTATTAGGTAAAACCATACTAAAAAGTATGTTAAAATTAGCACAATGTATGATACACCGATCATCCTGACAATCAACCGTGTTAGGATGGTATGGCATACTCCAGTGCTTAAAATACTTATTAAACAATTCGAGCTTGTAATCAGTAAAATCATACTGTACAAGATCAAATAGTCTATAAGCATTATTCACATACAATTCACAATCCAATGCATGACACATGGTCAGCATAGGCATCATATAAGAATAATAAGAGTCTGCTATAGCAACACCACAACCTGGGGCTGCAATAACATAGTCACCAAAATCATACCATTTACCATTTAAATCTTGGTTATCAAGTGTTAAAATGCCTACTAAGCCTACCTCCACCAATTTGTCTGCAAACTCAGTAGCGCTAACTAGGGCTCTATTAAAAATAGGTCCTAGCTTTTTATAAACATTAATAATATCAGGATTTTCAACAAAATCATACCAATCCTTCTTAGTAAAGTAGGATTGTTCACAACCAGCATATATAGAGAGAATGTCACAAAGCAGCATGCAATCATTGCGATCAAAATGTCGCAACGCATAGCAAAGATCCAACATAGTATACTTTGTTAAATCCTTGCGTACAATATGTGGCACACGACTACCTTCTACATCAAATGTAAAGAAATCGTGTTCAGCCACAAACTTACAATCTTTTACACGCTCATAGCATTCCATCTCTCTATTATATATAGTCAGATCTGTCCTCTTAACAACAAAGAACTGATCTAATTTATCACCGTTCTCATCAACACGCTGAAAACGGCAGCAATTAACTTTTAAATGTAAACCAATGCCAGCAACACTAGCATTGCAAATATCAAATGCCCTTAATTGTACATCAGTAGATAAACCACTGGCACAGGGTACGAGACGGGCATCTACACTCGTACCCCGAACCCGTTTAAAAAATTAGTATCTTTTGACTGAACAGTAGTGTCAGTGCTAACACATGAACAACTTCCATCCCGCCAAAATCCACAAACTTGACAAACATCATGTGTCAAAACATAAGACACAGGATCTTTTATACCTACAGGCACTTGTACAAACTTGCCGCGTAATTTGCACAACCCATCAACATCTGGGTGTTCAACTCGTGCGCGGCAATATATACAAACAGACGCACCACCATATGAATCCTGATTAGTGGTAGCATCGGGTTTAACAGTAATGGCCATACCGGTACCAGCATGGTCACACAACATTTTAACACAATTGGCAATAGGTGTTCCTCCCTGCTGTATAAAATCTAAATACGTTTTCTTAGGATCTACAGAAAACGCACATAAAGATAATATAGATGAGTTGGAAGCATACTCAGTAGCAGTTCCAGCTTGCAATCTAACTGTAGAAGAAATTGTACCAACAACCCAGCCTCTTGCTAGTGTGTTACAACCTTTTACAAAATAAAGGTACTTAATTTTAAGACCTTTAACATCTTGAACAGTAAATTTACAAGGAGGATCTAACTCCAAAACAACAAAATTGCCATCATCTTTAAGAATCTTTGTATACTTAAGACCATCAACATCACTAAGTATAGCATAAACAATCTTCCCATTGTTACTATTATTATAGTAACATTGAGTAGGTGTGTTACAAGTCTGATCTGGACCACTATTAACGACCTGAGTTTTCAACTTAGCAGGCATTAATTCATTATTTTGCAAAACGGTTGCAGATACCTCATTATGCCGATTTGCAATAATAACTAGTGGCCAGTTACAATCATCAGATATCTCATTCAACTGCTTATTTGTACCATCTGAATCTTGGATAGTTTGAATCTGCCATACATTACCCGCATAGGTAACATAGACATTGTCAACTACCTGATCGTAAACACTTTTATCTGGTACAATTATAGTCAGAGTATTTGCAGCCAATGAAGGGATTGCATTCAATGGTACACAACCCTTCACAGCATTATCTAATATTGAATTCAGAGCTTGATTATCTAACTTACGCACCATACTAAAAAGCATAGTTTGCAAGGCAGAAACAACCTTACTCTTCTTATCATTAATTCTAGCTTCTTTATACATATTAGTGAGAGCCAAATCTGCCATACGCTCCAACTTTCTTGCTACAGCACGGTCGCGTTCATAAGCAGATTTAGCAATATTACAGGCTTTCTCTAGCTGTTTTAACTGCTGTTGATTAGCAGAACCACTAGAACGCGCCTCATCAAGATTTTTCTTAGCAACTTCATATTCAACGAAGCTAGCCATATTAACAAATTCACTCTGTAAAGCCTGCAAAACAGTATTGTCCTTTGCGTAATCATCGCAAACTTCTTCAATACTAGTCAGGCACTTGCTATCCACAGCAGCTGGATTAGCAAACAAAACAATTAACAACTGAGCAAGCTTTTCAAAAGCAACACCCAGATCAGAAGTGGCAAGTATTTCATTGTGCAAAGTGCTACAATACTGCCACAACTTAGAATTAGAAGCAACATGCAAATGTTGCAAGCAATTAAGCAAGACAACATTAGCACATTTAACATCAGTCAATTTTGATTGAAATTGAGATACTTCAATAATTGGCACACCTCCAATACCCAAAAGCTTAAAATTAAGCATAAGGGCTTCAAAACTATTCTTAGGAGGGCGCAATCCATTAGCATTCATATATCTTAATTCCTGTACTGAAATTTTATAATTATAAACACCCAAAGGCATTCTAAACAAACTGTTCATCAAGGAAAACAAACCCCAATAACAGCTAATAATATAACCTATAAACAAATAGCATACAAGAACTATCTTAATTTGAGGTATATCTGTGAAATACAAAACATTCACAGCAACCCACTTAGCAATAACCTTTGCTGCAGCCATAGATAAAGCTGTTGTCCATGTGTAAGTACCAAAAAGAGAAGCCAACATAAGAAGAATTTCTTCCTCTAAGTTAGAACCCATGTACCACAAAGAGACAACAGAAATCACACGACCAACAAACATTATAAAAGAAAACAAATCATGGTTAATGCTACGTAATGTAACAAAGACCATTCCTATAAGCAATAACATGCCGTAAATAACTTCATCAGTATAAGTATACTCAACTGATGGAACATAATATGATAGCCATGCATAAACATAGCCTCTAAATGTCTGCTTGTACACAACCAAATAGTTGTTATACAGCAGTGTAAAAAGCACAGGAATTATATACATAGTCAAATAAAGATGCTTATGTTTAACCAACAACATGGCCAAACTTATAACACAAAGTGCACAAAACGTAATACTAAGCATATTAGTAGTTACATACATAAACATAGTCCATTTCACAAATGCTGTAATTATACAACTAAACAAAAATGTAGAAGCCATAATCCAACAAACAATGCCTTTAACCAATCTAGTACGCTTTGATTGTAACTTGATACCAGCGAGTTGTTGATAAACATCGCTAGGTGTCAATTCATCCTCAAAGGAGCAACTACCCATAATCTGACGTCCTTGAAAACCATTCTTGAGACGCTTAATAGCAGCCAATAATGTTTCCAAAGACACACCAGTCATAGAAGCTAAAGCATCTATAACAAGATCAGATTTAACTTGGCTAAACCCATTAGACAAAGCCCACACATTAAAATCTTCAACAGAACACTTATCACTTTGTACAAACCAATTACAATTATTAAGTATAGCAGCATAAAGCCATGCTACAAAATTAACAGATTGTATATAATCCTGAACGGGCAATTGGACAACCTGAGCATCCTTATAAGGACCATAAAAATCCCCATTGAAATCAGTACCAGTATGACAACCAGTACTAAGCTCCAATTGATGCATATACACAAATTTAACACAATCACCCATTAGCACATAACCAACAGACCCACAAGATCCGCATAAAAAGGAACCCTTAATGGTATAACTACTACGCATAGTCACATGAAAGGCTCCTTGTGGTTTGCCGTTATAAGCAGCTAAAACAGTAAAAGTCTCACCAGGTTTAACCACACCAAATGTATATTTTGGCGTACGAGAATTTTGCAGGGTCACTGTAAGAACAAGCATACAACCCTGCATTTGATAAGACATCACTGTAAGGCTTAAACGATCAAACAATACAGTAAAATCACTTGATGTTACTCTACACAACAAATTTGTATAATCTGGATTAGTCATATCTGAAGCAGAACATATCACATGTCTGGGACAGTAGACCTTATCATCCAACCATAAACCATTCAATGTCATATTACCATAGGTAACACTGACAATACATGGTTCTACCTTAGAAGTAGGATTAACCATTTTCACAATACCAGATTGCAAGAATGAAGTTGAAACGGAAGCAGTAGGTGGTTGGTAAAGCACATCACTACCATTATTATTGGTAAATGTATCCATTGCTTTAGCCAACTGCGAACAAGCAGCCTCCCTATATGCAGCAGTATCCATTTTACCGCTGTAATACCTATATTTATTATACAAACTCAAATATCTATTAAAAGCAACATCAGACAAAGAATTCTTAAGCTTACAATAAGAATCTTTTGTAATCATAAAAGTAGTAAGAGCCATTTCTTCAAATGTACCATCACTACGAACAGAAGTACCAAGCCGTCTGCAGTAAGCGAATACCCAAAAAGCATGATTTGAAACAACAACAGATATATATAGCAAACAAAACCATAAAGGCATAATAGTGCCATACATAACTAGCCATTGTAAATGCATTATCACACTTATCTCCGAAGGGAAATAAAGCGTGGCATAAAAATAACAAATAGCATATACACAAGAAAGTGTAGGGTAAACTTGAAACACAAAAAGCATCATAAAATTTACACACCACACAATCACATTGACAAAAACAATACTGGTGTAATCACCAAAAGCACGTTTAAGCTTTATTAAGTAATAAAACACCAAAACAACAATTACAGCAAGTATAGCACCAGCAATAGAACTAGCAGTCAATGCCAAGAAATCCACAGGCTGTGCTAAACCTTTAAAAAGCTGATAAATTAAGTCAAAAACATCTCTACCACAAAAGGTCCCAGGCAATGATCTATAATAATCATTATTAAGCACCCAAGAACCATTAAAGTTAAAGCATATACCCTCATCAGCTTCCTCACATAATCCAACTCTGCAATACGACATAGAACGAGTACGCACAATACGCACAAGTCCTTCTCGCAACACTTCTGGAAAACGGATAAAACCTTTAGCATTAGCAAGATTATACCGCACGTGAGGTACCAATGAACTATACAGAGAAGCATTCTGCATAAGCCCCTCTGTATAACAATAAGGTTGTGGACTACCATCGGCCATTGCAAACATAGTACAAGCGGAGGAAAGCACACAGCCACTAGCATAAAAATTAGAATACGATATTTGACTATGTGGCGTATAACACTGCACTCCATCAGCAGAAAGTGCATGTGTAATAAAGTGCAACACATGGTAACCATATCGTAACACTTTGGTAGGGACATTAAACACAGTAGAGCCAAGATCCTGGTCTACTACAGCAACAACAATGGGACAAGCCATACTGTTACTATAATAACTTAGACCAAATGTAGACTCATACCATTGATCAAATTGTTCAAATTTGTTAGCGAAACAAACATCTTCAACGCTAACATCTCTAATAACACCATTATCTAAAACTTTATAACTGGCATAAACGGGAAGCTGAAAATCTGATTTGTGTACTGTGTAAGTGGGCATTAAGCACCACAATCCAATAAAACAAACCAAACTCAACAGAAAACATACATAAACAAAATAACTAAAAACTGCACCCCCTTTAAGACTAAAGGGTGTAGTTAAAACAGAGACATTAGCCATCTGCTTATTATAAGTAAGCTTCAATTTCAAACCAGTTTTACAACATGCTTTCTTCAATTTATGCTGGAAATCAGAACTTAGCTGATTAAAAGCATCCACAGACCATATACAGGAAACACCGGCTATTTTAGCAACATTACCCTGCACATGCTTAGCAGAATTTTGAATCAGAACACCTAAATCAGCTGCCACAATGTTATCACCCTTCAAATATGTTGGCACCAAGTTATTACAACTTTCATCCGTCAATTCAAGGCCTGCCGATACAGCAGACATGACAGAATCAGCTAAACACTTAGTATCAACATCTGAATCAATAGAACAACTTTTACGAGCACAGCTTAAAAAGGTATCCAAAACTTTACAAATCTGCGTACCCTGTTTTATAGAAGAATGCGCAGTTGCTATTAAAGCATTAAGACTCTTTTTATCCACATCAAACATAGACAAAAATGTGTCCACATAAACATCAAACATAGTTTCTGTAACAGACGTACCAGTATTAGCAGTAGTTATCAGATTTTTATCAACCATTAAAATAGGTCTAAACAAAGACTGTGCATAAAATACAGCAGCATTAAGAAAATTAGCTTTATCGGCATCATTTTCCACTACCACAACATGCATATTAGGCACACCCTTAACCTTAGAATGTAGCAAATTACTATAATCCACAAACAAACTAGCATTAACATCATCATATGTGCGCTGTCCATCACGCTCATAGAACAAGCGCATATAACAACCAACTTGCTTAACATCCGTAACCGTATGATAAGCAACATCTGTAGGCTGAATAGGCCGTTTCAATTCCTTAGATAAATCAAGAGCGGCCTCAACAGTAATAAAAGTATTACCTGGTTTATAAGAATCACAATCAATGCAATTCCATTGATGTTTTGAACAAAAGCCAGTGCCACCATTAGCCATAACATCGTAATAGCGTATCATGCCACCAACAATAGTACTACATTTAACACGTAGACTACGATTCCTCTTGTAACAAAACAAACAACCAGGTTTACTACAACCATAGGCAACATGCCTAAACAAGATAAACAGCTTAATAAAAGAGGCAATAATAATATAAAACCTCATAAACACATGTGCTGGTAACATATTAGCTAAAGACACCAGCAACCTAACACTCCAATGTAATGTACTAAGCATAAAAAGCTCAGGCAGCCAAGTGGTCAAGATCTGAATACTAATAAGAGCAAACAATGGGTAGAACCATGCCGTATACAGGGCGTAACTAACTATCAATTCAATGACAATCTTTAACACACCTGTATAATCAACAAATGCTCTCCTATCAGCTTCATACTGTACTACATCAATGGCTTTATAATTATCTAACATATCAAATCCTGCCAAGCAGAATTGACATGCGATACTTCCATTACAATACTGATTCTTAAAACCCACATCCTGAATGGAATATAGATCACAAATAGTTACAAGACTAAAAGTGCTCTTAATCCACTGTGCGATCTTACCAACAAAAGTCGGCAAGAAACCAATTTTAGGCAAATAAAAATCACTAAAAATTACATTGGCATATATAAAATTAAACCACAATAGAAATATAGTCGCTATAATGCAAGCACCTCTAGCAACCACACTCCACTTAAATGTCAAAAACGCATTTTTAAAAGCTAAAGCTACAAGCTTACATGTAAGCTTTGATGCAACTTCTGTGGTGTAAATTACTTTATTATCAGCGGATATTTTAATCCAGCCAAATAATAAGACAAAAAGCCATTTAATAAAATTAAAGCATGCAGAAATTTTATTTCGCACAGCTTTAACCACATTAAAAACAGGCTTAATCTCTCTTAAATTTAACAAATCAATTGGTATACTAACAAGAGTCATACCAAATTTTATAAACTTACGTATTGTAGGTACGTTAACTGCCATGCTCAAAGCATTAGCAGTTCTAACAACATACCTACAACCTGTAAGCCACATATCATACACATCAACTATAGACAAACTCTTAACATATTTGATTTCACTAGTATCATCATTAACTATGACACTATCTTCAACCTTAAATGGTTTTTTAACACCACTTAACTTAATAATGTTGATTTCTTTGGATTCTTTGGCATCACTCTCTGAGATATCACCACCATCGTCAACATCATCCACTTTTAAAACATCAAATTTATTCTCATCAACCAATAAAGGTCTATTAAAATATGTTAAAGAATTGAGGGAAGCTTGCTCATGGCTTAACCATATAACAGGTTTACCAAAAGTAATACAACCCCTTTCGTATCTCTTAACATACAAATCATCAGTAGCCAACACCACATCACCTGTAGCTGTTGGCCACTCAGTAACTTTATATTCAACAAACTCTTTAGAGCTATCAAAACCCAACTTAGCATTAAGAATATCACAGATGGTGTGTCCTATCAATTTAAAATTAGTATACACACCATCTACTTTCTCAAATGTTTTAAATTGGGCTTTAATAATACGCTGAGTATAATACTTACCTCCGTCACAATAATATTGTGACAAGTCAGGGTTATACTCAATTTTCTTAACATCATCCAAATAATAGGTGGTTAACACCGATTTAAAAGTTTGTTTCAAATTTTTAAGATACAAACAATCTGACAAATTGCCAGTAACGTCTGTAACCTTCTTAACATTAGAAGCATCATAAAGCTGATAAGACTGTTCACACTTAACATGAACATAATGACCAACCTTATCACCTTTAAAAATATTTGCACTTCCTACACCCTTAGGTAATTTTACACTAGCAGGTGTATTACTACAAATTAAAAATGGTACATCAAATCGTACACAATGGATTAGCTTTTTACCGCAAGAACAATCCACGGTGTAACCAATCTCAAGATCTTCACGACTCAATGTACCAAAATGCATAACAGCGTCCACACCAGTACGCTGTTCCTGCTTTACACCACATTTACATGCAATTTCAAAATCACATATTGCCCCTGTCAAATCAACTTGACTAAACACAACACGCAAGAAATCTCTAGAGTCAGCAGGATCACCAAATTTAAACCCACCTTTGGCTAAAACCAAAGATACAAATCTAGCAGGGCGGCCAGAACGAAATTCAAGCCACGCCTCCTGCCATTGAACAATTTTAAATTTCAGATTCAAACTCTGGAGCATTAAGCAAGAAACATTAACAAAACAATTGTTATTAGCTTGCTTAAAAGTGAAATACTTACCATTAAAAACAACCTGCCATTTAGAACAATTAACAAGCATGTTGTAGTAGGCAAGCAATTCCTTCTGATCAAAATTAAAAGAACTTCTTACAGCCTTTAAATCTTCACTAGAAAGATTATCAAACTGGAAAAAGACTTTACCTTTATAATTTATATCACACTTATGTTTCGTGACATTAACTCCATCACAGAACACATTTCCTAGACTCTTACCAAAACTTTCACCTACAGGCACAAACCTGTTAGTGAAATTGACACCATCAACAGTTAGCAAGATGTCCACTTTATCCAAAAACAAGGCTTTAATTTGAGCAACAGTAGCCTTATTAAAACTACCCTGCTGTACATAACCAAAAACTTTATCCTGGCTGCATATATCTATGCCACCGGGACACTCAAAATACTTAACGGTTCTAACACCATTAATTTGATAAAACTTATTGACAACACGCCAACCCTCAGGTACAACATCAACATTGCTCTGAACAAAGGTTCGTGCATCATCATCAAGTGCTATATCATGTCTTAAGGATAAAACATCCTGTAAGACATTAAATGTCGAAACAAATGCAACGTCATTGCTTAAAATCAACTTATTAGCATCTGTTTCGTAAACGATAGAACGCCCTACATTAAAAGAAAGACGCTCTGCCAATTTCTTAGTGCCCTCAACGGCAGTTATCTGACACTTAGAAATAAGATCAAAATCCTCTTGATTATTGCTAACAAGAACAACTTGTTTCTCGGCAGTACCAAGTAGATATGTTAAAGACACATCAGACGGCACACTAAATATACCAGCTGATATCAAAGTTGTAACAACACAATCATATTTGTTAAGATGTTTATAAACACGCTCTAACAATGCATAACTTTGTTTACCCTGTGTTCTCGCATCAGGTCCAACAACATTAAGCACAGTTTTACATAATTTACCCCCTGTAGAGACATAACAGTCTCCAGTAGCACAAACTCCTTTAGACTTAACCATATCGGTAGTCTCTTTAACAAACTGCTGTCCAGCTGCTACTGCAATAGCCTTTGCAACACCACCACCATGTGCCATATGGCCATTAGCAGGATTTACAACGACTTCTGCTTTAACACGCTTAGAAACTTTAATTATATCACCTTTAACAAAACATACATTAGGTGTTATACAAGAACCATACAATTGGGCAATTTCGAAAGTAGTCATTGAAAATGACATACCATGCCCAATAATAAAATCAAACTTATCACTAGTAATACTAGTGACACGATGATCATCAATTTGTTTACCATCAACAACAGCCATAGAATGACTATCATTAACATCCACAACACAAGCTGCTTTATACACACTACGCTTAGTAATAAATGCACAAAACAACTTATCTTTAAGAGCAAAGTGGGCTGTAAATGGCACATCAACATCAATAAGTACCATAGACTCACCACACTTGCACACATGTGAGACAACATCACCATAAAAGAACATAGCATCCAAGCCTTTAAGCTTAAGAGCTAAATCACATTTAATGCATTTCCAGTATGCAACACACTGCCAATCACATAAGGTTAAGAACCAATATGCAAAATCGGCAACATAACCACCTTGTGGAACTACAATATTAGCAGGTATCTTATTAACCAAGGTATCAACAAACAACTGACTATACTGTTGCTTATATAACACCCAAAGATCCTGCAAATTTTTATCTTTAAATTGACAGGGCAGTTTCTGCATCACTGCCAAAACTGATCGCAACCAGCAATTGTTGCGAGTTGCTTTAGGCACATACAGATCCAAAACTTTAACAAATTCTGGCTCTGTAGTATAAAACTCAAAACAAACATTTTCATAATCCTGAATCACAGATTCAAGATCAGCAAAATCCGACATTTCTACATCTTCTTCAACTTGTGAATCAGATGTCTCCACACATGGACCATCATCCAAAGTGTCCTCTAAGATTTCAGAAGACTCCTCCTGTTCACTGGCAACACAAGGCTCTCCAGCACTTGTGACAGTTAAATCAGTTTCCTCACCTTCTACATCATCTTCTTCAACACCACTTTCTTCAAGAAAGTCATCATCTTCAGGAGCTGTAAAAGCACAATACAATTTAGAAGCAAGAACTTCCTCGCCAGCCTCATCAAATAAAAATAGGGAATTATCCTCTAATTTCTGTAAAAAGGCACTAACTTTAGCACCTACACCTTCAAGCTCCTTACATGGAGAAAGTTTCTCTTCTATGGCATCAATCACCACAGCATAAAATTCCTCCATATCCACGGTATCATCTACTTCAAACACTCCACATGCAGTGTTTAAAATAGTATTAAAATCTTTGTCAAGCTCATAAAAAACTTTAATAGTCTTAGGTGTGCTTGCAATCTCATTTACTGTAGGCTGTTCCTTAAATGTAACACGCCTTCCAGCACAAGGAACCCTCCATGCTTGATCCAAGAGTCCTACATGACCATCAACCACAACAGGGTAATATTTGTCACCAGCCTTGGCCATATAAACATTATCCACAATGCAAATTTTATCTGCAACTTTAGGTGGTTCAGAATAACCACATGGTGTAAGTGAAGTTGTAACAACTTCAACCACACTATCTGCTAATGAAAAATCAGAACCAGAACCTTTTAAATAAATAGGTTTTTGCTTGGCTTTCTGAACTTGACTAGGCATGGTTAAATCATAAACATCTAATGGCAATTGAGATGAATGTAACAAGCCACGCTCAACTTCATAAATTTTACTGCCTGAGAGACAAATTCTTCTACGTCCAATCTTAAAACAAGAAAGGCCATCAATAAAAGTAACTCTTAAAGAGTCCAGTACAACTTTAGCAACACTCCGAAATGCTTGTGCAACAGCACTAGCATAACGAGGAATGTTTTTAACAAAATATATATCACTCTCTACTACTATATAAGCACCATGCAAAACATGAAATAAAACCCATGCAAATGCAAGAGCAGTGCTAGTAGTAAAAGTCTTAAAGAAATGAACAATTTTAGAAACAAAACTTGTTCCAAAATCACTAAAATGTTGAGCCAAATCAACAATTTTAGAATTCAAATAATGTATAGCTGCACTTAAAGAATCCAGAGACACATCAAGTAACTCTTTACTCTTAGACACAACAGCATGGCAGATTTTATCTGCGTAGTCACAAAATGCTTGACCACTTACTGCCAAATAATATGCGCGCGGAACCAAATCATCTAAAAGAAAAGGCATAAAACCATCTGCACAAACAGTAAAAGTTTCTAAACTAAATTTAGCGCGCCGCATATTAAAATAATCAATATTCTCTAAAAGAGGTTTGTACACACCTCTATTTAATAACAATTGTTTATGCCACACATCTGACACACCTAGCAACTCCCGCTGGTGTAAATTGCCACACTTGTGTTGAACATAATCAAGGTACAACGCTTTGCAAATGAGATTTGTTTCCTTTACAATAGCCTTGCAACCTACAACTCCAGTATAAACCAAACCGTCATAAGACTTAACAGAAGATTTTAATATAGGAATCCATATATTACGTGCTGGACTCCAATACACACAACCTCCAAAATAAACTACAGTTTGGCCATACAGGGTAAAAGAATCCTTACAACCAAAACCACCATAACCTGCTGCACTCTTAGTATGCAATACAGGATTAACAGGCAGAACACCTGAAGATTGTGCTAGCAAATCACCTGTCTCATAGACATGACCACAAGTAGTGCAAGCAAAACCATCTATCATATTACCAGGAACCCAACCTTTAAAATCACACAAGTCTTGTTCGCAGTCAATATAACCAAACTGCATAACAAAACCACAATCTTTCAAATCAACACCATAAAAAGCATTTACAACTGCATCTGCCTCCATATAAAAACAACTCATAATGTCAACTAAATTATGTTGACGTAAAATAATAGAGTCATCCGCATAAACATGCACAGGTTCCTTTATAACAACAGAACCATCACACAAGTCTTCAGTAGGGTTAGCAACATATGCAACACTACGTATAGTAGAAGCACTTTGCAGTCTCATAACATAACGTGGATCACGCACAACGTGCCATGCCACAGTTACATCAAAAGGGAGTTCCTGGCTCCAAATAGGAAATAATGCCTTCATTTCTTGCAATGTCTTATCAGCATAAGCCTCTAAGCCATCTGCAAGACCACCAGTATAATCACAACCATACTGGTCTACATAAAGAAGCGGTTTAACACCACGGTATCCTCTAATTAAAGCATAAGCCTTCTTAGAAAACTTACCCTTAGGCTCATCATGAACCAAGTCGTAAGCATCCTCAACTTTAAAATTATAAACGTGTTCAAAACCGCCACGTTTATGATCTTTGTTGTAGGCACCCTTTTCGCCACACTTACGCAAGTACATAACCCAAGGAACAATAAATTTCCGGGATTGCACAGGCATAAAGGCTAAGGGTATAACCCAACCCACAAATTGACCTGCACCAAAACAGACACCCGCAGGGTCAATCATATATAGCTGATAGGCCACATGCTTGTTAACAGCGCAGCGACCAGTGTTACACACACTTCTACGCCGAAACAAACCCATGGTCCATCCATTAGGATTACAACCTCTCACATAGCATGCCTCCAGAGACATACCTAGAGGGGGTGTAACCAAAACTGCTTCGCGGGACTGCAAAGCATCTTGAAGTAGCACCTCCAAATCATATGGACGTGTATTCATAACAATTTCACGTATTAGGCTAGACTGCACACAACATTCTTGTTTAAGAAGTCGGCGACAATCCACCATCACATGATTTTCAGGACAAATTCCGCCTGTTTCCAGCTTTTGCGCAGTGGTGGAGCATACTATATCCACCTCTGAACTACTAGGGTTGTCCAACTTCTCCTCTGCGTCCTCAAACATCCATGGAAATTCTGGAGCCCAGTGTAGTTCGAGACCGTATTTGTTGATCTTCGACATTGTGACCTATGGGTGGGCCACTGCCTAGGATACAACACGTCCCTGGCTGAAAGCTGTTAACAGCAGAAATGAATATAGACACCACTATGAAAAATCTACGCCCACAGGCATAGACTACAGGGAGTGGATGTTTTTATAAAGTTTAGATTATGAAAAGATCTAACAAGAGATCAGTGAAGCGGGATGCACGCACGCAAATCGCTCGCAATC